GCCCAATTATTAGCTTCATTTTCTGTTTTAAATTTAGCAGTTTTGTTGTTTTTTCCTTTTGCAGTATTAAGAGTTTCCTCGTTAATTACTATCCACAATTTTGTTGTCTTCATTTGTTTAGTACTTTTTTTTAGTTAACAGAAAGGTAGCGACGTTAGTCGCCGTTCATAATGATGTTATATTAGTTAATTATAAGAGAAGGTAGCTGCGATAGCAGCAGAAGAAGAGTAATAACATGCAAGATTTATCTTGCGACAATAAAGAATTGATTAAACAGGGTAGGGGTAGAAAAAAAAACAAACAGTAGGGGGACTAGTACTATAGACAACTAGCCTCACATAACTGCAATAAGTTTTTCAAAAAAAATAAAAAAAAATTTATGTATGTTTGTGTAACTAAATATATATATAAGATGGCAAATATTAAGAAAAAGGCTCCTGGGGCAACTATAAAAGATAAAGTAAAACGTAAACTAGCTCAGGTTAAAAATCGTAAGGTAGAGAAAGCATTTACTGCTACTAGAGGTACTGGAGGCTTACAAGATAAGGGTAATCCAAAAGACCAAGGTTATATGACTTATAAGAAAGGTGGCATGATGAGATACAAGCATGGCGGTTATATGCAACATGATTAGTAATGGGTAAAAAAAGAAAAGCACGCAAAATGCGTAAGTACGCTCATTATGTTGAAGGTCAAAAAAAGGGTACAAAATCTACTCATTTAATGAAGAGTGATATTCTAGATGATAAAACTATGAAGCCTAGAGAAAAAGGTCCTTATATAGTTTACCCTAGTATAACTACAAACGAGTATGGTTATAGTTCTCAAACACAAGGGGAAGCTATGTCTAGAGGAGAGGCATTTAAATTTAATAATTTACTAAAAGCACAAGATTTTGAGAAGGGTAGTTGGAAAAAAGGAAAATTTTACGGCAAATACAAAAATGGTGGTATAATCCAGCACGATTAATTATATATTATGTACGGAAAAAAAATGAAAATGGGTGGTTCTTTAAAGGCTGTCCCTTCAGGAAATAAAGGTTTAAGTAAATTACCTACTGGAGTAAGAAACAAAATGGGCTACATGAAACATGGTGGTACTGTTACACAAAAAATGATGAAAGGTGGTAGCATGAAAATGTCTTACATGAAAGGCGGAATAATTCAGCACGACTAGCATCAACGGTAATCTTGTTTTTTTAAACTTGGTTTTTTGGTTAGTAGATAGGGGAGCAAAGCTTAGGTGGTTACTCCCCTTTCTCTTATTGTTAATTTTTTAATTATATTTGTATATGCAAAAGACAAAAACCAAATACGGCAGAATTGAAGCAATGCCAAATGGAAAAATTTTTGGAGTTGTTAATTTAAAATCTTTTTCTTGCGAATCTAAAATAATAAATGAGTACATAGATTTGGGTTATGTGATTAAGAAAACAGAATATAAACTTGTAGGGGGCAGCACAGGATATGTAATTTATCATTATTATGATTCCATATCAAATACTACAAGCACAGAAGAGGTTGATACAATTGAACATGGAATGTTTGTAATGAGAACTGAGCTAAAAAAGTATGTATCTAATACAGGTAAATAAAACAGGTAACGCAATTCAAGATGATGGGGCGTATGCTGTTAAGGAGTTTCAAGAAATTTTAAATACAAAATCTTTAGGAAGTAAAGCCCTTTTATGGGTTGCACTTATTTGTGATTACGATTCTCCCTACAAACACTTTGTAGAAAAAGAACGAGAAAGGATTGTATCCAAAGACTTATACGGAACGTATGAGTGGAAAGGCTCAAAAAATGCAAAAATCGCTGACGCGATTAGTAAGTATAGAGCTATGCAGTTTGACCCTCTCGATGCGCAGCTTGTTGCGTTCAATGAAAAGATAGACGAGTTTACATCTCTAATGAAAAGGACTCGCATTACTATTGATAATGCTGCTGACATGCAGAAAGTGATGATAGGTATAGAAAAAATATTAGGTACACGACAAAAAGTTCTTGATTCTATAGAAAGAAGAGGTGAAAGAGCTAAAATTGTAGGTCAGGCAGAGTTGAGTTATTTAGAAAAAACTGAAAGCGTAAATATAAAAAATGGCTAACATAAAACTTTATCAGCCGTTAGTACACCAAGGGATGCCAGATTTTAATCCTGAAAGTGTTGCGTACAGAGAATTTTGGGATGAACAAATAAACAGATGCAAGAATGGTTATAAACCTAAAGGTCTTGATTATATATCTGGAAAACACTACTACTATTTAAACTTCTATAAAATACTTGGTAACTCAGGTGGAGAAGGTAATAGAAAAACATTAATTGCTCCTTGGTATAGAGATATGGACAAGGAGTATTTTAACTTGTTTGAAACTTGCAAAGAAGAAGAAAAAGGAATGATTATTATTAAAGCCAGAGATAAAGGTTTTAGTTATATGAATTCTGGTATGTTAGCCCATGAATTTACATTCTACCCGTTTAATGAGGTTGGTATTGCAGCAGGTTTACAGGTAACGGCTAATTCATTCTTTGATAAAGTAAAGAAAGGACTCTTTAATCAACATCCAAACTTTAGACACTCTATACTTAAAGACGCAGACGAAACATTACGCTCTGGGTATAGAAAGAAAAATAGAGATGGTAAGTGGGAAGTTGGTGGATTTCAATCCGTAGTGCATTGTAGAACAATGAGTAATCCAGAAGTATTTAAAGGTGAGCGTTTATCGCTTATGGTATTTGAAGAAGCTGGTGAATTTAAAGAGTTATTAAACGCATATATGTCGTCTAAAGCTTGTTTTATGGATGGTAATGTGCAGTTTGGAGTCCCTGTTATTGGTGGAACGGGTGGTGATATAGAGGCATCTTCTAAAGATTTTATGGAAATGTATTACAATGCAGACGCATTTAATCTTATTCCTATGTTTATACCAGCAACAAAGTGTTATCATGGTTTTTTTGATGTAAAAACTGGTATATCTAAAGTAAATGAGGCTCAAGAATCTTTAATGTCTGATAGAGATAAATTAAAAACATCAGGAAATCAAAAAGGTTTTAATTTACATTTACAAAACTACCCACTATCTGTTGAAGAAGCATTTTTACAAACTAAATCTTCTAGATTTAATGTAGCTAAAATAAATTCACAAAGAAGTGATATATTATCTAGCGAACAGTATAAAGGTCAAATACAACAAGGTAGGTTAGAATGGAATGACGAAGAGATATTAAGCGTCCATTGGGTGCTTGATGAAAGTGGTCCATATAAGATATTGGCTCACCCAATGATTGAGTATGAAGGTTTAGATATAGGTGGCATTGACTCGTATGACCAAGACACAGCTAAATCATCAGACTCTTTAGGTAGTTGTATTGTATTTAGAAGGTTCTACAACATGGATGTGCCTGGTAACTATGTGGTTGCAGATTATACTGAAAGACCTAAAACTGCAGAAGAATTTTGGGATGGTTGTTTAAAGTTGGCTATTTATTACAATTCAAAAATGTTAGTAGAGTATACAAAGATTGGTATACTAGATTATTTTAAAAGACAAGGGGGTTTAAAATATTTAAAAGAAAGACCATCTACTGCACACTCTCCAAGAACTGTTACACGAAACAGGTATGGTTTACAAATGAACAAACATACTAAAGCTGTAATGGAGCAATATATGGAAAAATATATTGAAGAAAGTTGCGAAGATATTTGGTTTATTGAACTGCTAGATGAGCTTTCAAATTATGGATTTAGAAATACGGATAGGGCAATTGCATTTGGTTTGTGTTTGATACATGATATAGATATTTTCCAACAACAAGTCAAGTTAAAGCAAGAAAAAATAAAAAATATAGGTTTCGTATATTACAAACGTGAAAATGGAAGGTTAATTCCTTATAAAACATAAAGATAATGAGTGCAGCACACCCAAAACAATTTCTTTCAGAAAGTGAAAAAACAATAGAATGGTGCGAAGAGAATCTACGCGCTATTGCTAAGAACTTGGCGATTTCTAATGAAACATTAGTTAACGAAAAGAATAAAGATATTAACAACTATATGTTGTATAATGGTCATGTAAACATAAAAGATTATGAATACATAACAGACCAGTACGGTGTGCCATATCCTGCCACATTGAACAATTTCCCTATTACAAAGAATAAAATAGATTTACTTTTAAGTGAAGATTTAAAAAGACCTATAGACAAAAAAGTCTTGTCTATAAATAAAGATGCTGCACTTAGAAAAGAAAAATTTAAAGTTTCGTTAGTTGCCAATAATCTTTTGCAAGAAATTAATAAAGAAATAGAAGGCGAGTTTGGAATGGAGTTGGAAATGGACAATAAAGAATTTCCAATGCCAGATGACATTGATGAATTCATGAGATATGAATACAAAGAGGTCATTGAAGAAACAGTTAATGATGGTCTTGAATATTTAACTCGTAAATACAGACTTAAAGATGTATTTAAAGATTCATTTAGAGATTTATTAGTTACAGGTAAAGAATTTTATAAAGTTTACATAAAAGATGGAGACCCATACGTAAGACGTATAGACCCAAGAAGTTTTGTGTATGATAAGTCTATTGAAAGTGATTATCTAGAAAATGCACAATGGTGTGCAGAAGAAAGATGGCTTACAGTAAATGAAGTTCTTGATGAGTATAGAGATGAGCTTGACAAAGATGATGTAAGAAAGATTGAAGAAATGCGTCAACTTACATCTGTTGATGATTTATCTAAATATAATAATAGCATTGAATGGGTAGATTACGACAGTCAAAAAGGAACTAGAATAAGAGTTGTTTCTGCTGAATGGAAATCTATTAAATCTATTAAGTTTAAAGTTTCTGAAAACAAGTATAATCCTTCTGCGCCATTTAAGAAAATGGTAAAAGATGATTATAAGGCTAGAAGAGGG